TGGCGTGAGTACCCGTTCTGAAGCTCATCAAGACTAACCTCTACGTTTTCACCATTAACTTTTACGGTGAATGTATCGGCCTGCTCTTGTTCGCCCTCGTCTTCGTCGTATTCCTCTTCATCCAGATCGTCGGCATCATCGTCTTCTGAGTCGAATTCCTGCTCGGATTCTTCAAACTCAGCGCCTTCCAGTGCCTCGCCCCCCTCAAGAGACTCGTCAACGTCGCTTGAATCTTCGGCTTGCCCTTCTGCGGGTTCCATCAATTTAGCGATAGCAGCCTGGGCGTCGCCCAAGGTGCCCCCCACATATGGGGTTTCTTGTGTATCTATTTTATCACTCATTAGTTATTCCGCTGTTTTGCGAAAGCAATCTCGTCGGCTGCGGCGCGCATACGCACAACAATGTCGTCAAGGGCTTCCTGTTTTTGATGTAAGCGCTCCCGCATAGCGGGGTCACGTTCCTTGCACCACAGCTCGAAGTAATCGAGCCTTAGCATCTTGATGAGCTCGGCGAAGTCTTCGTCGTCCGCCAAGCGTTGGATGTTAAGTAGCGAGTTATGCGACAGGGGCATTCGGCACCTGTTGTTGTGCGGCCAGCTGTCTTACGAGCTCGCGGTCGCGTTCTGAGTTAGCTCGGATGCCGGCAACATCGACCTGCGCGCCATACCTGGCAGCAATCTCAGCCGCCTTGAGCGCAATGTCTGCCTCGTCTTTGTCGCGCCGACGATCGTCTTCGCGCTGCATCTTTTCGCGCTCGAGATCCAACTCTGCTTTTTTCTTCTCTATGTTCGCGTTGATCTCTGCCATCTGAACCTGGATCAGCTGCTCGTTTATGTCCGGCTTCGGCGGCTCTTGAGGTGTCGGCGGCTGCTGACTTGGATCTTTGAAGAACCGCTGCGGGTCTTTGAAGCCAGAGACTTCGAGTATTTGCACCAGCGTCTGGTAGTAGTTCTCGACGCTGACCAGTGGATTCTCTGGCCCAAGTTGCTGCAACAGCTGCTCTTGCTTCTGCGCGACTTGCTGCAGCATCTGCATGCGCTCTACGTCGCCGCCCTTGCCTAGCGCCACATTGCTGACAACGTCCATGTCGGCGTTCCAGCGATCAGGGCTCATAGGCACAAACGTGTTGCGCAGACGAATCATGCGCGGCTTATCCATATGCTTGATGATCAGCTGAAGTAAGCCTTTGTACAGCCGTGTCATGCCGCCGTCGGCGAACAGCCTGGCAATCATCTCGGTGCGCTGTTGAGCGGCGCCAATCGTCTGCTGCACGGCCATAAGCGTGCTGCTTTGCAATGCGCTAGGGTCAAGGCCATCAGCTGCCTTGCTCACGCCGGTGCGGTTCTCACGCATCTGGTCAAGGTAATCCAGCATCGGGAAGGCTTCTTTGCCGACAAAGGGCAAATTGAACGGCACCACGGCGCCAGGCTGACGCATTCTGATCACGCCGCCAGCTTCGTTATTCATCACGTCTTCCAGGCTCGCTTGGCCTTCGACAATGCCCACCCTGGGGTGCGTACTCATCGCCAGGCTGTCCAGGCTTGCCCGCAACACGGCGGTCTTGATGCGCTGTATGTCCATCGTCAGATCGGCGATCGACATGCCAAACATCGCGTGGGGCTCTGGGTCTGGACAGAAAAACGCAAACGGCACCATGTCGGTCGGCTCGTTACGCAAGATTTCGTAATTGGGCCCAGCGCAGCAAATACGTCGCAGTTCAGCCACACCGTCGCCGTCTGTGTCGATCTTGGCGTATGCCTCGACGTAGAGAACGCGACGCACCATCTCTGAGTTTTCAAACGAGCTCTGCTGGTAGCGCTCGCGAGCCTCTACGTTAAAGAGCTCAAAGTCTGTGTCGCTGGTGGTGGCGTATTGCTCAATCTCGTCGGCGTCGTAGCCGAGCTCGACCATGTCGCTGATGGTCAGGTAAGCGCGGTGCGCGACCAGGTCAGCGTCTTCCAGGCTGCGAGCATTGCGGTTGATCACAATCTCTTCTGGCGGCACCGACTCGACCTTGATCTTGCCAACCTTCTTGCGGTGCGTGACGCGAACGGAGTGCATCGCCTCTGGATTGTCGCTCGACGTCATGCTCTTGAGCATGTCAATTTCGACGTCAGGGTTGCTGTTAAGCGCAGCCAGTGCCTGGTCGTCTAGGTTCTCGAGCTCGTAGCTCTGCGTCTTTTCCGACTCGTCGTAGCAATACTTGATAAAGCCAGAGCCCTTCACCAGCGCGTCTTTCATCGTCGCGTAGATGATCTCGATGTAGCTCTGGTCTTGATCCTGATTCAGTATGTAATTGACGTAGTCGGTCGCCTGCTTGGCCATCTCGACGTCTTCTGGGCCGGTCGGTGCGTATTCCACAACGTGGTCAGAGCCACAGAAAATGCGCATAAGAGACGGCAGCATCGCCTGTACGGTATCGCGCACGTCCATCGTTTGTGCGGTGCTGCGGCCCTCTTCTTCGTTGCCCAGGGGATCGCCGGCATAATACTCAGCTGCCTCTGCGCGCACTGGCGAAATAGTGTTGTCGATGAAGTCCACGGCATCTTCGATGGCGAGCGTGATTGCGGCCTGGATCTCTTCGTCGCCCATGCCCATGTCTTCTTCAATGAATTCGTCGTCGTATAGTTCTGCCATCGTTATATTCCGTAAGGTGCCAATAGGCCGCCAAATGCCTCAAACGGCGCGCGAAAAGCAGCGCGCTCAGCTGGGTCTTCCATGTACTGCTGGTCTAGCAGGCCGCGCATCGCAGGCGTGCTCATCATGGAATTTGGGTTTTGCGTCGGCGGTAGTTGTTGGTTTTGAATAAAACTATCCATTTGCTGGCCGTAGCCCTGCGGAGACGCGATCGCGGCCCGTGGATCTGGTGCGGCCATGCCTTGCACGAACGTGTCTATGCCGCTCAACAAGCCAGATACGAAGCCCTGGCCTGCTTCTGCAGCGCGCGGTAAGACTTGGCTTTGCGCTTCTGCTGCAAGCAGTCCGCTTGGCGGGTTGTCGCGGCGATACTTTCTGCCGCCGGCACGGCGGGCATCAATCTCGTTTTGTATATCTAAGTCTTCAGGCGGTATCGCCATCGCATTGCCAGAAGACGTAGCAGCTGCGATTGCGGCAGCACGGCCCATCTTCTTTTTGTCTTCAAGATATTTCATGACGCCGTCTAGCCACTGCTGATCGGCTTTCTGGGCGTCGCCGCCCATCAACACGGCGCCAACACGCTCTTGCGCGTTAAGAGGCTCGCCAAAGCGCTTTGAGCTCTCTTTCGTTATTACCTTGTCGCCAGTGGCTCTGAATAGGTCTGGAAACATGACTTGCAGCGGCACGCTTTCCTCGAGCCCGCCGGCATAGATGCCAGGGATGCCGTGCGAGTAGGTGTCGTGGTAAGCGTTATCCAGTAGATTCTCGCCAGGCATGCCCCTGATTGTGCTGAAGCCACTGTCGCCTCTTTCGAGCCCGCGTAGCTCTGGCTCCGTCAAGGCGCGCACTGTGTCTTCGTAGTTGGGAAAGCCTTTGTTGCCGTATTCTTTTTTAAGCGACATTCTGCCGACGACCAATTTGCGTAGATCAGACGAAGAAATTGCTTTGCCGTTTTCTTTGGTTGCAGGCAATTGGCCTTTTAGTTGTGCTAATCCTTCAGCGGTTTCAACGCCAGCAAAGTCAGGCACAGAGCCGCGAATGTCTTTGTTAAAACGGGCGATCTCTTTCTTCGGCAGTTGCAATGCTGGCAATTGGCGCACCATCGCTTCAGCAACCATTGTGTTGAAGTTCATTGCCTCGTCACCCATGCGCGCATACACGCCGCGCACGTCGTCGCCTAACAAGCCCGCCCTGGTAATCTGGTTTTGCTTTGTTTGGGCTGCGTCACGCATTGACGCCCAGCCCAACAAGTTGTTGCCATAAGAATTCATCAACGGGTAGTTAGGCCCGCCTTGAAGTTGAATTGGCGCGTCTAGCGGCACGCCTTCGACATTGTCCAAAATCCCACCGGCAATACTGGCGTCGCCCTGTATCGGCACCAGCATTTCACCCTGCATAGATTCGGGCGTGATGATATCGCGCTGCATGACGTCTACGTCTTGCGACGCGCCAGGCGTCATGCGCATACGTTCGCGCCGACCAAATGCCGTGCGATCAGCGGCTATTTCCCCTAGGTACTTGTTAACGGAATTGAGCTCGCTCTTGCTGACTTCTTCGCCACGCAACACTTTGTCCATCGACGCACGCAAGACCGGCGACAATGAGGCTGTGACGATTCCGGCTTCAGCGTCTTGTGGCGCTGCAGATAGCGTGGTCATCGCGGCCAATGGGATGCCGTATTTCTTTGCAATATCGACGTACTTGTCG